TCAAAGCCAGCATCCCGGAAATACATAACCATCATGTCTTCGATGGTATGACCAAGGCCAAATATGCGTAATGTCTTTGCAGGAAACCCTTTGCCCTCATCAACCTGTTGGTTCATGTAGCGATACTGGAGCTTGCGTGAGCAGGGATCGCCAAGAGAAGAAGCGCCAAGGTATTTGCGCCTTGGCTGCTTGCTTTCCTTCTCTACAATCGCCCGATCAAGCTCTTTAATGATGCTCTGTGCGTCAGAAAGGGATGTCTTGTTCGGTGAGGCCGATTCTGCCGCCTCCATATCTGAAGTAAATTTCTGTAAGGTCTGTGCTAGAGTATTCATCATCAAGCCCTTCTGATATTCTCTTTAATATTAATGTCATTGCGATAACTTCTTCTTCGCTTAAATCACAAAATCTTTTTTCCCACCCAATAATCCCGAACAATTCTCCTACTTGTTTTAATGAAGAGTCTCGTACTCCTCTTTCCGTATCCATTCTAAAATCTCCTCTGATAGCGGACCGTATGCACACACATAAATTTCATCTGAACCCTGCATGTCCACCTCTACCACTGCCCCTTCAAAAATTTCTTCCTTGCCTTCAATCAATTTACAAAGAAGACCTGTAACTGTGTCCTTCAACTCTTCTCGGTCATCTAAACTTTTAAACAACACAAAATAATTTGCTTCAAGAAACACATCATCATCAAAAACTAACTTTAACTTTACCTCGCCCCTATTCATGCGCTTCTCTCTTCTAAAATTATGTCATTGACAAGATGATCAATGAAACGCTTATTCCAAATATAATTAAGCATACAAGCGGCTCTATATTTAGTCCATGAAAAATCAATAGGGCTTACATTCACACCGTTTTTTGCCAATAATTCCCGCTGCTTAATACTAACTGCATCATTCAGCCAACGCTTGGTTTTTTTCGCGCTGTCACTTGTCTCATTCTGTCTCATAAAGTCATCAGCAGATGCCATAACGTGTCTTTTAGTCCCAATAGAGATCGCTCTGGTCTTGCCATCTTTCTTCTTCACAATGGCAATACAAAGCCCATCTACGTCAGCAATTAAGGCAAAACAGTTAAACCCAGACGCAGCCATACAAGCTCCATTCCCGAACAAATCTATCCAACGGAACGGAGATCGTTCCATAAGATCTACTTCGGTCATCTCAAAGTTTTCAAGAGGCTCCCCATTAGACTCAAATGTATGACCGCAAAATGGACACTCACGAACACCAAGCGGAACCTCTTGACCACACTCAGGGCAATCTTTTACTGGTGCTTCTCCGGGTTCTCTTTCGCCAGCGCCATCAAGATCCACAGCATCATCGAGTGAGCCGTGTGTTAACACAGACGTACCAAAGTCCATAACAATGCAATTTGATTTAACTATGCCCGGAAATTCATCCTGATTTACAGTGCGTAACCCACGACCAATCATCTGAACCATCGTTGCTTTATAGGAGCATGGTCTGGTTAACACGATGCAGGACACAGGCGGCGAGTCAAAGCCTTCCGTCAACACAGCAACATTCACCACAACCTGCACGTTACCTGTCGCCAAATCATCTAAAATTTTTTTGCGAATAATTTTTGGTGTATCGCCTGTAACAACACGAGCAACAACACCTTGTTTAACAAACTCTTCACAGACATTTTCTGCGTGAATTATGGTAGAGCAAAATACAATAGTCTTACGATCACTGGCTTTTTCTGTCCATTCCTCAACAACACGCTCATTGATTGCGCGGCGGTTCATGATCCTTTCAACATCTGTCATATCAAAGTCAGATGCGGTTTTGCGTACCTGACGCAGTTCTTCTTGTACCCCAACATCAATTACAAATGTCTTTGGCGGTACGAGGAACCCTTCACGAATTAACGTGGAAATTTCTATCTGGTGGCTACAATTCGTAAATACGTCCCGTAAGCCTTTCTTATCGCCTCTATTTGGGGTAGCGGTAAAGCCAACGATCTGAACCCCCTCATTGGCCTTCTTTGCGGCGTTAATGATGCGTTGATATGTATCCGCAACAGTATGATGCGCTTCGTCAACCACGATCAGATCAACTTTGGGCATATTGTCCAAGTTTTTCTCGCGGCAAAGCGTTTGCACCATTGCAAATACAGCGTCACCTGACCAATCCTTAGATGCAGCGTTTACTTCACTGGTTCTCAAGGATGGGTTTACAAGGTGAAATTTATTGGAGTTCTGTGAAACGAGTTCGTCACGATGCTGTAGCACAAGCACATTTTGTGAACCCTTGTGACGCTTGCCAACCAAGGCAGAAAGCATGATTGTCTTTCCAGCCCCAGTTGGTGCAACGACTAAAGTGTTACCGTGCTTATCCAGTGCATCAGAAGCATCGTCTACAGCGACTTTCTGATACTCACGGAGGATCATCGTACTAGCCTAGTCTATATCTGTGAGTGCCTGACGATTTCTCGTAAGTCTTCACAACATTATAACCAGACTGCTTAATCATGTAGACATGATTATAAATAGAGTCCCTTTTTTTACCGACAACCGTGTGTATTTCGTCAATTGTTGCTCCCTTCTTACGAGAAATCATTTTAAAACTTTTCCGACAAAAGCTAGGAACATCATCAACAGAATGAGTTGTATATGGTGGAACACCATCTTCAAACTTAATGTCGAGAATGGGGGGCTTTACGGCTCCAGCGCCCCCCGTACTGGATTTAGCGACCTGTGAAGGTTTGCCGCTAATAAATTGCCACAGTGTCTCTAACGCGCCCATGATGGTGCCACCCCCGATTGTACAGTTTGTTGGGGTTGAGCCACTGGTGCTTGTGCAACTGGCGCTTGCGCGACAGGTGCAGCCTGTCCTGTACTCTGGATATAATTTGGAGAGTCTGGTGTCAAGACTGTCTTGATCTTATTACGATCAGGATAACCATCACGACCTTTCTCAATGCCCAAAGTGCAGGAGATTGTCATACCATTGATCATATGGATGCCTTGGATAGACGCACGCTTTGCCCTAGCGTCTTCACTCTCATCCTTTGGTGAGATACCAAAACCACTATCAACCATCTGCTTGATAGTATTTAAACCAACTTTTTTAGCCTTAGACATGCCGTTCTCGTCTTTGGCATCGCCATCCACAAAGACTCTCTGCCATACCTTGCGCTTGTCAAAGTTGCCGCCAACAATAGTCATTTCTAATTCTAACCATTTTGCGCTGGTGGTCTGAGATTGTTTAAAGTAAGTGCCAGCACCATACTCAGGAATTTCAAGATTACCGCCTTGAAGTTTAATTATAGCACTAACAACAGTACCATCAGGAATGAGTTCAAAGTCTCCACTTCCGCCTTCCACTGGCGGCACGTTATTTAGGTCAAGCATCTACGTTTTCCTCTTCTGCTTTTTCATTTACCGTTTTTGGATTTACAAACTGCATTGTCTCTGGCCGAGGGCCAGACATTTTTTCAAAGAGTTTGCCAAGATGCGGCTCTTCAATAGCGTCAAGTCTGCCGCTTCTATCTTTAGCAGGGTAGCCCCACTGGTTTAGTGTGTCGCAGACAAAGGCTCTAAACAACGTGCCATCATCAGCGGTTAGTGTTGTCATTGTGATTAATTCGTCCACAATTCCGGGCAACTCACGCCCAGTCTTTGCACCTTCAATCTGCAAGTCGTAAGTGATGCGTCCATAGTCATCAGTCTTTTCATCAAGAATGCCGACAAAGATCACGTTCTTCTCACGAATATGTTGAAGGTGTGTTAACCATGCCATCATCTCACGACCCTGCGCTCCATACACTGCACGAGTGTCTAGCTTGCCTGTCCGATCTGATCTGGCTTCTGGTGAGTTTTGATTATATGAAAAGCAAAGCCGACCTGCGACCGTAATACTATCAATAAAAATAGTATCGTACTTTTCAAGAACTGGAGCAGGATCACCATAAATCTGACAAACCGCATCATAGTGTGCCATTGAGTATGGTTGATCCTCATTCAATGCGGGGTTGCCACCGCCAAGGAAGGAAGCAAAATCTCTGCACTCTTGCCAAGTACGCGGCCTAATCACATCTACTTCACAACCTTCTATGGCGGCATCTCCAGCCTCCAAGTCCATGAAGAGAGTTTTCTTCATGTCAAGGGTGCGGACAAGACTTGTCTTGCCCACCCCTGACTTGCCGCCAACCACAATTTTGTGACCACGTTTTTCGGCAAGCCTTTCTTCTGCTGTAATTATTTTAAGCATTAACTTTCCTCCCTTCTTTTCATATCAACAGACACACCTTGCAACTCTACTCTACGAGCCTCTGATAATGCTGCTTTCAGATCTGGTGTAGCATTCTGAAACTTTGCTTCAGCTACAGTGTATTTGACCGTAGCCAAATGCTTTGCAGTGTCTTCATCCAAAGAGTTCAAAACGCGCAACAGAACAGTCTCATCCCAAATCACACGTTTGCGGAAATCAACAGTAACTTTGAAGTCACCATTGTTCATTGTAGTCTGACCAAAA